ATTATTTTCGTTCCTTTTGATTTTGGCAATCGGGAGCCAGGCACTTGCGGCTGGAAGCCTCGCCGTTTCCGGTGAACCGACTCTTTGCATTATCAGCAACCAGCAGTGGCGAGTCATCGTCACAATCACTGGCACGGCTGGTACGAGTGGACCCCCATATCTCTATCCGAGTCTGACCCTGAATCCGCTGACGCTTGCAGGCGATAGAAACATTACCGGATGGTATCTCTACAGCGTCGAGGTGATTCCAGGCACTACAGCCCCCACAACAACCTCCGTGGTGGGAATAACGGATGCCTATTCAGTACCTCTCATCGGAACGGGCGTTACGGCCCCGGCCGGAGGCCAGGTATTTTATATGGGAACGAATGGCTATCCGACCTTCAACGGTCCTTGGACAGTGACGTTTACCGGAAACTCGGTAAGCGCAGCTACAGTTACTTTAATCCTCATTTTTACTGCAAATTAAGGAGTTTTAGATGAAAAAAGTGAAGCCCATGAAAGGCGCAACGGTAAAAAGCGGAACGGGCATGGCGAAAGGGGCCCCTTCGACCAAGGGTGCCAAATCAGCCGGTTCGAAAAAGATGGTCCCTGGCGCAAAACAGTAAGGATGGGGGGCCGCCTGGCCTCCCGATTCACTTAGGGGGAACATAAAATGCCACGGTTGATATGCGAAATCCTTGCGCGGAGACACGTGATTCGCAAGTGGTCGAGCAGACCGAAAGGAACGCAAGTTAAGCAGGTTCTTGTCAAGTGCTCAATCTGTCAGACTGAACGCTGGATATACGAATCCAATCTTTATAAATTGCGATCTACTATATGCGGCAAATGCAATGGTCCGATAAAAGTAAGACACATGAATGACGTGAAATATGCCAGTTAAAATCCAAAAGCTCAGATCAGGGCGGTATCGAGTTAGCACCCCCAATGGAGTTAAAGCTCGTTCAACCAGTCTGACCAAGGCTGAAGCTCAGGTTCGGATTATTGAGGCCGCAGATAAAAAGAAAAAGAAGTAAGGGATGAACAGCATGGTTGCTCGTAGAAAGTCGGTGCCCGACAAAGGGAACGTCAAGGAAATCGCGCAACGGATGTCGGATCAGGTTACAAGGGCCAGGTGTTGTATGGTGGCCAGGGCTTTAGTCACATGCCCCAATACATATCGGGCGGCCAAAAAACTGACTGAGGAAACAGGAGTGTATTGGTCTTCCGCTCGCGTAATTGCGATGATGCGTTACAAAGAGACTCGTGATGAAGTAGAAAGGCTCTACAGACAGCAAGAACATCTTGCCGCTCACAACATGGAAAATTTGCTTGAAAAATATATCATCGCCGCCGATTACGACAGGACCAAGCTCTACGAAGAAAAGTCGGTTTGTAGGCCGCTGCTTGATGATAGAGGCTACCCTATTCGCCGTCCTGACGGAGAAATTTCTGTTCAGTGGGTTACTGAATTGGTTTTGAAGCCGGTCGATCAATGGGACGAGGAAGCAAAAGTTCTTTTTGACGGGCTAAAACATAGGTCTGTAGCAGGACAAGTACTTCCTGAGATACAGCTTGTTGCGAAGGCGGACGCATGGGAAAAGCTGGGGAAAAATCTCAATGCGTGGAAAGAAAGATGCGAAGGATTAATAGCCGGGAACGGAAATACCGTTATCAACAACACTCTCGTCATTCCCGCTTATGATCCCAATGATCCGGAGAGCATCAGGAAGGCCCATGAAGCCGTATTCGGCCCCACACAGGGTCTTTCGCTGCTACCTCCCAAAGAAACGGAAACGGTTGATGTATGAGTCTTACCCCGGAACAGATGCAGCAGGCGATAGAATACCGGAGACTCTTGGAAAGCTCCAAGGAAGCCCGAGAAATGGAAATTATCCGCTGTGCATCCGACCCAGGCTATATGCTTTGGAATCCTCAACATTATGTAAAAACCTTTGATTCCTACGAGGACGGCCCACAGAAGGTCAAGCCTTTTCCATATAAAGCATATATGTATTATGTGCTTTGGCACATTCACAATGATAAAGTTCTCTTCATTCCGAAATCTCGACAAATCATGGCTACGTGGTTGGTTTGTTTTTACCTTTGGTGGGATGCCCGGTTTCATCCTTTTGAATTGAATTTCGCACAATCCAAAAAAGAGGAAGATGCCGCGAATCTTGTTTATAACAAAGACCCTCTTGCGGCCAGAATCTCATTCATGGAAGCGATGCTGCCCGACTGGATGAGAGATGAAAAGGCGACTTACAGCTACGGGATTATCAATTTCAGCAATTCATCGAAGATTTGGGGAATACCGCAAGGCGGAGACATAATCCGATCTTATACTCCTTCGGTAGTATTTCTGGATGAAGCGGCGTTCCAACCCGAAGCGGAAAAGTCCTATTCGGCAGCAAAAGCAGCGGCAAGAAAAATCATAGCCATATCCAGCGCGGAACTTAGCTGGTTTGGCTTGACCTGCGGCTTGCAAAAAACGAATCGCGCCACTCAAGATAAATTAGAAGATGCAGCCGCAAGTTGAAGTGCCTGAAGGCGTAACGTATTGGAAGACCGTTGATGGAATAAATGTGCTCCGAGTGCATTATTCCGCAGATCCGGATACTCGCGTAGAAGGCTGGCTTGAGAAGAAACTGGAAGGCTATCCCGGCGGTAAAGAAGGTGCTGCCTGGCGAAAGGAAATGGAAATAGACTTCTCCGTCTTCGGCGGGAAGAAAGTCTATCCTGAATTCTCTCGAAAGTTTCACGTAGCAAACAGTTCTCTTTTGCCGTTGGTGATTGAATCCATACGCAAAGCCAATACCAGGGTTATTGTAGGATGGGACAACACGGGTCTTTCTCCCGCAGCGGTCCTCACGATTATAAACACCCTGGGCCAATGGCTGATTTTTAAAGAGTTTTGCGGAGACGATATAGAGATTGTCAAGTTTGGAAACGGGTTGAAGGGTTGGTGCGGCCAGGAACTCCCGGCAAAAACAGAATACAGGCATATCGGAGATCCCGCAGGAAAGACCCGCGACTCAATGAAAATGTCTCCGGCACAATATCTTAATCTCAAGTGCGGTATCCAGATCGAAACGGGTATTCAAATCTTCAAGGTGAGGCGCGAATCGGTAGCACAGGCTTTGCGTGAAACGATAATGGGCGAGCCAAAATTATTGATCGATCCGTCTTGCGTGGAACTCATAGCCGGATTCGATGGAGGGTATAACTTTCCTGAAATCGGAAGTACCGGCATGTACAATACCGAACCTGAGAAAAATATGTACTCGCACATCCACGATGCGCTCCAATATCCGGCTACCCGACTTTTTACAGCAGGACTCGACAGGGCTGGCAGGCGCGAAATAAAGAAAAAATCCTCAAAGGGTTGGACTTAAAATATCATGCCGATGACTCCCTACGAGCAAGATGGACTTCTCCGAGTAGTATCCAATTCGGAAATCATGGCACGTGAAAACCGGGAAGCTCAAGAGGCGGAGGAAGAAAAAAGAAGACAAAACGAGAGCGCGGTAACCGGACTTGCCGGATACGTTCAGAAATGCTGGCAGGCGGCAAGAGACGCCAAGGTCATAATCGAACAGAGGATGCTCAACTGTCTTCGCCAAAGGAAAGGAATTTACACACCCGATAAGCTGGAACAGATACGAAACCAAGGCGGAAGCGAAATATGGATCATGCTTACTTCCGTTAAATGTCGTGCGGCTGAAGCATGGATAAGGGACGTTATTCTCCCGAGCGGCGAGAAGCCCTGGCATATTGAGCCAACACCCATTCCGCATCTTCCTCCGGATGTTGATGTTCATATCAAGCAGATGGCGGTTGAACAAGCCGTTAAGGCCGTGCAGATGGGCGCGCTCGATCCGGATGAAGCCCAAAAGGCTCTTGGTTCGGCTACTGAGGAAATGCGCGACCGAACGCTTAAATTCATGCGGGACAAGGCCAGAGAATACTGCGAGCGAATGGATGCGGAAATCGAATCAAGGCTTGTCGAAGGGAAATTTTATCCGGTTCTCGATCAAATCGTAAGCGATTTTGTGACTTTCCCGACAGCGTTTCTCAAGGGGCCGGTAATTCGTCGCAGGAAAAGTTTGGTTTGGGACCAGCCGTTCGGAGGACAGCAAAATGTCCCGAGAGTCGTTGAAGAATTAAAGACTGAATATGATAGGGTATCCCCTTTCGATATATACCCATCTCCTTCCGCCAGAACGCTTAACGATGGCGATGGTTACGTTTGCCAAAGGCACAGACTCACAAGAGCGCAACTTCAACTTTTGATCGGAGTTGATGGATATTCCGAGTCTGAAATAAGAGCGGTGCTTGAGCAATATGGGAATACCTATTCATCCGAATGGCTCGGAATAGACCAAGACAGGGCCGAACTCGAAAACAGATATTACGAGCAGCAAGACCCGCAAGGCACCATAGACGCAATAGAATTTACAGGAGCCGTTCGAGGCCAGCTTCTTCTCGTTTGGGGCATGAGCGCCGAAGATATTCCCGATTCGGAAAAAGACTATGAAGTAAATCTTTGGCAAATCGGTCCCCATACAATCAGAGCGGTTCTGAGTCCTCATCCCCTTGGAGATCGAGGCTATTACTACGATTCTTTCGAACGGGTCGCCGAATCTATATGGGGAAACGCCCTACCGGAACTATTCAGCGACATCCAGGATATTTGCAACGCTTCGGCAAGGGCGATGGTCAATAATATGGCCATCTCCAGTGGTCCCCAGGTGGATGTCAATGTGGACAGGATACCGGCTGGTGAAGAATTGGAAACAATGGCTCCTTGGAGAATATGGCAGACTACCAGTTCTCTTTCCGGAGTGAATGAGCCGGCTATACGGTTTTTTCAGCCCAAGGCAATGACGGCTGAACTTCTGAAACTCTTCGATTATTTTTACAATCTGACTTCCGAGGTAACGGGAATTCCGTCATATTCCTACGGCGCCGATGCTGGCGGCGGACCATCCAAGACCGCATCCGGGCTTTCCATGCTCATGAATTCGGCGGCAAGAGTCATGAAGCGTGTGGTCGGTAATTTTGACCAAGGCGTGATTGTTCCGGCTATCGAAGGCATCTATATCTGGCTCATGATGTATGCGGACGATCCGATGATAAAGGGGGATGTGAATATCCGGGCCAGAGCTTCAGATTATCTCATTATGATGGAAGCCCT